GTTGTGGCCCTTTACGTGTGCCCCGACCTCGGAAATATCCCGGCCGACATGAATAGAGCCGTCAGGATAGACGACGTAGTGATATCCGATTTTTTTGTAGCCGGCCTGGCGGTGCCATCGGTCGATGTCCTCGACCGTGACCCGCTGGCCCTCCTTCGTGGCGCTGCAATGCAGCACGATGTCTGTAATTCGTCTCATTTTCAGTTAGTATTTTCGTGAATCTCTGTATCCTACGCGGTACGTGGCCCGCTGTGTCCGGGTCACGCTGTTGAGCAGCGAGAGAGCCCCCTCGACGGCGTCGGGGCCGTCCACCATCGAGCCGCTGCCCTTTTCAAATGCGAGGTATTGGTCTACGAGCTCGACCTGGTCGGGGGTCTCGCGCTCGTCGATGTTGAACCAGACGTTCCGCCGTTCGAAATAGGACTGCGTCGCCTCGATACGGTCGTACTTGTCGCCTTTGGGCCTTTTGTCGGCCCGCACGGGTATGTAATATCCCCGCGTATCGCCTTCGGCGTCGAAGTCGTTCACGAACTCGTCCATGCTGAACAGCCCCTCGATGAGATAGCGGATTTTGCGGCAACGTTGCAGTCCCCTCTCCTCGTACAGGTCGTACAGCCAGCGGACGAGCACGGCCCGCGTGGATTGGCGCAGAAACGTGTGGATGATGTGAAACTCGCGGCCCTTCTTTCCGACGAGTACCATGCCCTTGTAGCATGCGGCCGCCTTATATGACAAGTCGCCGTAAAACACGAGGGCGTCGTATTCATTCAGCGGAAGCATCTTTTTCCACTGCATGTCCGCGGCCCGGAACACTGCCCCGTCCTCCATGTGGACGTGCATGTATTCGCGCATGAACGAGCGCGACGGAGTGTTCTGAAACTTGCTGCGCCAATAGTCGGCCGATGTCTTTTCCGGCCAGTTCGGCTCGAATGTGGCGAGGTCTTTCACGGCCGGAACCGAGAGGATACGGTATTTCGATGGTACGCCCGCCTCGCGGGCTTTGGCTATCTGCACCTTAAATTGCGTTTTAAGGCGGTTCGTGATGCTGTTTTTATGGAAATTATTGTTAGCGTAGACGAACCGTTTCACGCTGCCGTCCGCCTCGTCGAAACACCCCATCAGGTCCTCGAAGAGCCATTCCACCCCCTCGCGCATGATGCGGTCGTTGTTGACGTGCTTCTTATTGTCCACATCGTCCACGACGATGTAATCGGGGCGGCGTTCTTCTTCGCGGATACCGCGCGGGTCCTGGCCGAAACCGAGGCACATGAATCGCACGCCGTCGGTGGTGAGGAACTCCCCGGCCGACCAGTCGCCCTGCTGGTAACGGTTGCCGTAATCGTTGATAAGACGTTTATTGTATTGCAGCTGCGCCTGGCAGGCGGAAAGCAGCCGCTGCGCCTTGCGCTCGGTCTCGCCGATGAGCAGCATGAAGGACATGCGCCCCGTAAACATGAGGTACAGGGGAATGCCCATGTCGGCGTGCACGGACTTCGCACCGGAGCGATAAATCTCCAGCAATTCATACACTTCCGTGGCCGGCACGATATCCTCGGCCATTTTCTTATGGAACCACGCACACGGGACTTTGGCGAAATTGGGAAAGTAGTATTCGAACCACCGCACGTAATTCTCCTCCAGTCCCCGCACGCGGGCGATGCGCTGTGCGGGCATTTCATTCAAGTCGATGAGCGTGGAGCGGGCGATGCGGCGGCAGTGTGCGTCGTAGTCGCCCAATAGCTTTTGGAATTTGATGTCGATTGGCATAGGTCGGGGATTATCGGTTGGAATCCGCCTCGGCGCGATAATTCACGAACAGGCGATGTGCCTCGGAAATCTCTACGGCACGGGCGGGGTCGATGCCCGCCATCCACGTGTCGAACTCCTTGAATACGGAAATGACGACGCTAAGGGCCACGCAGCCGTCGAAATAGTTCAGTGCTTTCGCGACCTTGCTTAGGGCGTCGGCGTCCACGCGCGGCTGACCGCCTCCGGCTATGTGCTGGAGTTCGGCGGTCAGTATTTTCCGTATAGTCGACGGTGCGGCGAGAGCCGCGGCCCGCAGCTCGTCCCAATTCATCTGGCGACGCCATCGGGAAAGCGTCGCTTCGGTCATGGATAGCTGTTCGGCGATGGCCGCGCAGGTCATGCCCTGTTCCACGAACAGTGTTTCAGCGTCCTTGTATAGCTTGTGTCGCGGAGCGTTCATATCTCTTTTTTCCGCAAAAGTCGTCTGTTCCGGCGGGCTTTACTAAAAGTTATTAAACCGTTGGATATAAAATTGTTAGGCATGTTTTTCGGGCGGATATTTGCCGAAAAATCGAGGATATGCCACTTCCGAAATTCATCCTGAACGACCAGCGCGTAAAGAACTCGCACGGTTTCTATCTCGAAAACGCCGGCGGGCGTTTCGAGCGGTTCGACGACAACCCCGTGATGCTCGACAATCACGACATGAGCAAACTCGTCGGCCGCTGGGAGGGGCTCGCCATGGAGGGCGACCTGCTGACTGCTACGCCCGTATTCGACGAGGGTACGGAGTTGGGACGCGAGCGCAAAGGGCAGGTAGAACGGGGATTCCTGAAAGGAGCCTCGATAGGTCTGTACGTCTACGCCGCTGAGTACCGGCAGAACCCCGTGACGGGGGATACGGAACTTTACGTCACGGATTGGGAAATGGTCGAGAGCTCGGTAACGCCCTTGCCGAGCAATGCGGGGGCACTCTCACTGTGCGTCTACAATTCGGAGCGGCAGCCGGTGGAGGGCGAGCAGCTGGCCTCCTACCTGGACAACATCGTCAAACTCACATTAAATCAAACAAATATGCCTAACATCGAAACCAAAGGCGGGGCATCTGCACCCGCCGCAGTAACCCTTTCGGCCGCCGCACAGGTGGTGCTGGGGATATCGGAAGGAGCGGACGCCGCGGCCGTATCAGCGGCCATCGTGCAGCTCTCGGCCAAGTACGAGCGGGAAAAAGCGGCCCGCGAAAAGCTGGAGGCCGAAGCGCGAACGGCCCGCGAAAAAGCGTGCGCCGACATGATAGCGCTTGCCGTCAGAGAGGGCCGTATCACGGCCGACCAAAAGGCGACATACGAGAAGTTGGCCGCGGCAGACTTCGAGGCCACGAAAGCCGCCCTGGAGGCTATCCCGGCCAAAGCGTCGCTCGCCGCTCAGGTGCGGGGAACGGCCGGAACTTCCGCCATCCCTGCCGAGCGTAAGACGTGGAATCTGCACGCATGGATGCAGAACGACATGGCCGGTCTGAACAAGCTGAAGGCCGAAGCTCCGGAAGTTTACGCCGAAATTCTCAAACGTGTCTAATCATCAAACAATTACACTGTATGCCTATTGAAAAACAGTTATGGATTGCGATGTTGAAGGAGGGCTTTATCCCCTCTACATCCTTCCTCTCGCGCTCCGTCGATATGTCGGAGTTTGTCGAATACAACAAAATCAATCTGGCCGAGGCTGGCGTTGACCCTAAAGTTCTTGTTGATAACACGAACTTCCCCATTGCCTCTGCGCAGCGTACTGACACCCCGCTCGAACTTCCTCTGCACACATTCGATACGGAGAATACGATTGTCCGGAACATCGAGGAGAAGGAGAGCGCGTACAAGAAGATGGAAAGCGTCGTCCGCGCTCACAGGAATGCGCTGAACAGGCAAACCGCCTCGTTCGCGGCCAATAATTGGGCACCCTCGAAAAACGCGGACATGACCCCGGTACGGGCTACCACCGGCGCCCCGAACGCCTCCGGCCAGAAAGCCCTCTCCTTCGAGGACATCCTTCAGCTGCGCAGCTGGTTCACGGGACGCGACGTGCCGGTAGATTCGCTCGTTCTCGTGCTCAACGCCATACACGAGGCCGACCTGTTGGCCGAGGACATGAAGCTGTTCAAGGAAATGATGGCCTCCGGAAAAATCTGGGGAATCAGCACTTACACATCCTCCGTCCTGCCTTACTACACAGCCGCTACGGGCGTGAAAAAGGCTTACGGCGCGGCCGTTACAGAGGACACCGACACACAGGCATCGCTCATGTACTGCGACACGGAGGTTATGCGTGCAATGGGTACGACGGAGGTTTTCGCCAAGTACAAGGACCCTGAACAGCGCGGCGACATTCTCGGTTATCAGCAGCGTTTTACGGCTCTGCCTATCCGCGGCAAGTACACGGCCGCTCTCTACTCCGAAAAAGCCGAGGCATCCGTCAACAGCACGGATTCCGGCAGCGAGGAGGAAACCGGTAAATAACAGACGATGAAAAGCATGCGAGAATTTTTCCTAAGCCTGGGGCTGGCCGCGCTGGCCTACTTTTCCCCGCTGTACGAAATGTTCGTCGTATTGATGCTTTTCGTTGCGGCCGATTTGGTAACGGGGATTCTTGCGTCGAAAAGACGCAACATCCCCCGCACCTCGCGGCGGCTGCGCAAGAGCGCCGCCAAACT